TGTCCTCGACAGCTTCTTCCGTGATTGAAAAGGCAAGAGCGATAGTTTCCATCGTATAACGAGCAGTATAAGCTTCCTGAGCGTCATCGAAAGATACAGCACTTCCCTCGCCTTTGGTTGGTGCTGCTCCAAAACCACTGAGCATCACTTCCTCTTCAAAAGCACGGTCAGAACTTTCCATAGAAAAGATCTGCTCATGCTCACGATCATATTGATCGTATTCCATTCCGAACAAAGCGTTCAGGCCGGGTTCCAACTCCTTTACGAGTTGTGCTCTACTAATAGCCATTATTCAAACCCTCCTATACGCCGGTAGTTGAAACGGTACCCGCTGCAATGGAACCCGTAGGTGCATTGAATGGGTTGTTAAGTCGGACGATAGCGCCAATACCAGCCGCTGCAAAGTCTTCGTTCATCGAATCATCTACCCAACCCATAATCCGTAGTGTCAGACTATTAGTTGTTGCCATGGTGCTGATAGCTAGACGACCGTAAGAAATTCCAGAAGTGTCACTACCAGTGATACCGGTAGACAGACTGGCGTTCAAAAACACGCTTGCGCGAGCTGTTGCTTTGCTAGTCCACGACGCATCTGTTGCAATTACATACAACTGACTAGGGTCGTCATTGATGAAGGCTTTTACAGGATGGTTGCTATCTGCACCCGATCCAGGCCAATAGTTGCTCCACGTTGGTTTTCCAGTGACGCTAGAGACATACTCACATCCTTGAAATACGCCAAGATGACTGACTGTTCCACCCGCTGCATTAGCAGTGTGGTCAATATACCCTGAAGCGAGAGGGATAACTGTTTGACCGTGGTAGATCTTATCAGTGTTGTTAGACGCAATTTCGTATGGAGTATAACCCGTAAGGCCAGTGGAGTTAGATCCTCCGCCCAGTTTTGCTAACGGACGGAGGCCAAAGCTTCCGTTAATGTTTGCCATGTTGTTTGCTCCTTAAAGCAATGGGGTTAAAACAGTTGTGCCCTAAGTCATTCGACTTTAGGGCCTCCAAAGGTAACGCGCGATTGACGTTCAGGTTTCTGAATCGCCATCGAATGATGTTGGGTTTCCTTCAAAAGGTCGTTGTCTACAGCTTGCATTGCGTCGTCGTTCATTTGATTGAAATACGACCTACGCTCTTCGACAATTTCCAATGGAATACGAGCCAACAACAATCCTCCCACGCCAAATACTCCGGCATATTTTCCTTCGTCAAGTGTAGGTGCTTCAAATTCTGGGTACTCTTCCTTACGCACTAATTCCCACCCTTCTCTTATACGAGCAGAGATGTTCTTGCGGTCGTCAAAGCCTCGAATTTCAGCACGAATCCACCTGTGGACATAGCCTTCTGGCGGGTCGGGAGCATCCAATAAGGATGGGGGTCTCCAAGGTTGCCTACGGGGTTTAGCTGCCCGAGTCTTAGAGGCGCGAGGAGTTCTATCTACTGTTTCCATAACCATCTCCTAGCGTTTGTGTTTCGCGTACTGATCCAGTGGGACACCCAGTTTTTTTGCAATAGCAACTTCACTTGGTGATAACCTAACTGTTTTGCGCCCGGAAGAACCGGAGCGGACGGCAGAAGCTACAGACTGTTGTGGTCGGCGGCTTTCTGAAGTGGGAGCATTTCCTGAAAACTTGTGTGGAAAAGCCTCCCTCATTCTAGAGTCTACTTCATCGTAATACGAAGGAGACTCTGTGTCAAAGCCTTCTTCTTCCACGAGTTTTTTGTGAATCCCAAAAGCAGCAAAAGTCATCGCCTCATCTTCTCCAAACCATTCGTTTCGAGAAGCCCACGCTACTGCATGTGGGTCGGGTCGGGTAGGGTTCGCTTGCGGGGCCTGTTGTGCTTGCTGGGCCTGTTGTGCTTGCTGGGCCTGTTGCGCTTGCTGGGCCTGTTGCGCTTGCTGGGCCTGTTGATGTTTCGCAGATCTAACACGTTCTTCTTCTATGGCTAACTGCGAAAGCTTTCTGTTTAACTCTACCTGTGCTGAGGTGTCGTTTGTCGCTATGGCGGTCTCAAGATCCCGGCTTAACGAAGCCGCTTGAGTTGCAACCCTGTCCCCATATTCGGAGACGTACCCTTGGTCCAAGCTTTGCACACGATGTTTGAGAGAGTTGTTTTCAACCTGCATGTTTTTAGCGTATGCAATAGCGGCTTCTTGTTGTCTTTCGGCCTCTCTGGCTTTCTTAGTAAGTTTGTCTATTCTTTTTTTAACACCCTTACTGTAGCTCTCATGTTCCTCAGAAGAACCCGCTTCAGAAGAGCCTCCTGAAGTTTCCTCAACTGATTCTATCTCTACGTCGATTTGATCTCCTGTATTTGGAATATCTACGACCAATTCCTCTTCGTTAACTGATGGCATGGGTACTCTCCATGTTAAAAGTGCAGGATATCATCCGGATCCTGTATAACGGCTATGACCTCATCGTCATTCAAAACACGCACCTCACCCCCGTCTATTTTGAAACGGGCACCCGCATATCGACCAAAAATAATCCACTGTCCTTCGCTGCACCATGCACCGCTGGGGAATTTCTTTTTATCTTGGTAAGCGAGAGGACCAGATTTAAGAACGTAGCCACATACGGTAGCAACGGACTCTCGGTCTATAACAGAATCCGGTAGTATAACACCACCTTCTGTTTTGCCTTTTCCGGCATATGGTAGGATTAGAAGACGCCAACCAGTAGGCTCCGGTAAGCGATTAAGCGTATCTTCGGCTAGCTTACTAGGATCCAAGACACGCTCGCTGGGTTTTACATAAGCGTCTTTAATAGACACTAAATTATCGGGTTGAGACTTTTCAGACATTAATCCGCCTTTTCTAAGATTTCTCTTAATTCATGTCCTATATAGTCTAAAGATTCTATGTTGCCAACTAGTTGTTTATATTCTTCAAAATTCTTTGCAGAACCAGAAACCATAACTTGGCATATTCGAGTTCTGCGTTCCTCGACAGATTTTAAAAGATGTTCTGCTAGGTATATTCCGTCCATAAATCGTCCTTAATTAAACTATTTCACTACGCATCTTGTTTTTTTGGTAGGAATCACGGCACCCCGTCCTCGAACAGCAAAACCACCTGTGGAAGCGCGAACAACAGCAGCCTTCGTGTTTTTAACAACAGTTTTCCCTTTGGAGCCTTCTTTTTTCTTCTTTTTTGCGGTGGCAGATCTTTGACCTTTAGATAAGCTCTCTGCTTTTGACCGTGGTAAACAACGATCAGGGTTCTTTTTATCTTTGGATGTTCCGCACTTACCTTTAATTGAGCCTCCAGGCCCAATTCTCACCCAATCTTGATCTACCCAATCTTTTAAGGCACCCATTACCTACCCTTTTTCTTCTTAATCATAGATGCAAGAGTTTTAGCTTGCCTAGAATGCGACTTAGAAGCTTTTTTAAGACCTCCAATAACTTTCTTTAATTTTCGTGTGCTTTGTTTAGAAACCATAACTATTTACCCTTTGATTTTTTGGCATAATTTGGATCTTTACAATATTTGGAAGCCGCCATGTTAGCATACGCCGAAGGATACGTGTCGAAGGTTCTTTTTGCCCACGCTTTTCCTTTAGGGCAAATTTTACTTCCCTTGCTCTTAGAACTAGCAGCGCCACCTTTTCTATAATAAGAAAGCTTACCTATTTTTGGCATTTTTCTTCTTCATACCGCCGCCCTTCTTGACCGCGCCACCTTTAGAATAACCTTTTTTAGTCATCGTTTTCTTCATAACGTCTCTCCTTTAACATTTCCAGCGTTTACGAGCTTGTCTAATTCTAGAATTAGGGTCATTTTTAGTTTTAGCTGAACTATTCTTTAACTGCCCCAGAGACCTAGCACAGTAACTCTTTCGACGTTTAGCTGCCGCGCTGCCTTTTTTGACTTTACCTGTTACCGCTGTTTTAAGTTTAGAACCGGGGTTAGCTTTTCGGTAAGCCGACACACCTTTTTGAGTCATTCCCGCTCCACTGCTTGTTTTGCGGTAATTAGCTCCTTTGCCGCTAGTCGTTCGGCGGATAGGTTTTTCTTTTTTTGCCATGTCTAACAGATTTTAAATTTTCCGCCGCGAATAGCTTCACCCATGCCACGGTTCTTTCCAGATACCATGGAAGCCTTTGCTACACTGGGAGTCTTTTCGTCCTTGCCATCGTTGTAAGGAACGTAACCTTGATCCGTCACTACAATGCCGCTTTTAATTGCTTTTGAAGATTGTTTTGCCATGGTTATCTCCTATTGGCTCCGTTGTTTCATAATTTCTCGTTCTTTAGCCGCCTGTATACGTGCGGCTACGATTTCTTCTTGAGACTGTATCCTCTCAGCCCCTAGTTGCGCGGAACTCTGTGCTTTTTGCTGGTCCAGAGATAGACGGGCTTGATCCATCTGGTTGTCCGCAGCGTCACGTTGTTCTCTAATCTCCAAATCTTTTTGTTTCAGTGCAATCAATGGATCTGGAGCACCCCCACCACTTATCTCTGTACTCAGAGACTTGACCTCTTGCATACCCTTAGCAACAAGATCCGCAACCATAGATTCAATCTCCATTGCCTGACCCTCTGTAGGAGGCTGACCCTGAAGTTGTTGTTGAATTTGCGAGGATACTTGTTCTTTAGCTTTTACAGAGACGTGCTCCATGACATGTTTTTGCAAGGCTATGGCAACATTAGGCATTTGTGAAACCATGGGAGAAGAGCCGAACACTAGGTGAGCCATTATGTGCGCGTCGTGATTTTGACCTTGGAAAACGGTGAGAGAAACATCTTCGAGAGATTCTGAGTTTTCTGACGCAGGATCCTTCGGTGTAGCCTCACCTTGTTCTACAGGTTTCAGTAGGGTGTCGATGTCTTTAACACCGATAGCCCGATACATGCGGCGATAAGCCTCGTATAAATCGTGGAGTTGCGGGGCCGACTGCGCTAACTGTAGTTGAGTTTGTGCGAGAGTTATTCGCTGTGCCATAGAAAAGATGTTGGGGTCAGAAACAGGAACCACGTCTACCCTATCATCAAAATCAGTGGCTTTTATGGTTCGTTCTGCCCCAACAACATTATAGGGGTATTCAGGAGGAAGGTAATCTCCAAACACGCTCGCTAAAAGATTG